TTCGCGTCAACGCGATCGAAGTTCGTCAGGCAGTAGGACTCCAGAGGGTCCAACTCCCAGATCACGTCTTCCAAATCTTCCCTATTGCCGCCGGCCGAGCCGACGCCATAGGTTTGTGTGGTACCAGTCAATGCAGCCATGATGCTTCCTTACGCCTCTCGGCGTTAGCGTGGTATGAACCGCCCCAGCTTTTGCTCTAGAGCCCGGTCGAGGAGTTCCTTCTTCCGACCCGGGTCTTTGGCCTGGTGCAGTGCCTTGACGGTGTCCGAGAGAAGCGTCTGTGGGGTGGCCCGCGGTGGGGCTGCACCCGGCTTCATCACCGGAGGGACCGCCTTCGATTGCCGCTCGCCCCGCGCCTTGATCGCCTCCGCGTATTTCATCGCATCACGTGCAATAAGCACGAAACGCGCGTCCGATACGCGGTTGATCTCTTCGTCGGTCAGACCGCGCTCGCCCAAGTACTTGCGAATGCGGCCCTGATCCGCCGCGAACTTCTGCTGATCGCGCCACTCGGGAGCCTCGTCGTACAGCTTGCTGCGCTGCTGTGCTAGTTCCGCTGCGCTGATGTTGCTGTCGATCTGCTGCGCCGCCTGTGCGACCTGCTGAAGCTGATTGGCAGATTGGGCGTAACCGTCCTTTAGCTGCTGAAATTGCGCAAAGGCCGGTGCATACTCTGTCGGGTTCTCTCTGGCGTAGCGCGGCCAGTCGAAGCCGTTGTATTGGGCAAGCGCGCGCTCGAAATAACGAACGTTGGCAGCTGCATCCACGACTTGCGGGGTAATCTGCGCCTTGGCAATGACCGCGGCTTTGGCTTGCTCAACCGCCGCCTTCTCTGCCTTTAACGCTTCGACATTGGTCGAGTAATCCCAACCTTGTTGGGCAAGGCGCTTGGCTTCCTCTTTCGAGACGCGGCGCGTTTCGCCCTTACGGTCAAGTTCCAACCAGTCGTTCGGCTCCTGCTTGTCGTCCGCAGGAATGTCGTCGGCAGATAACTCGCCAGCCTCGGGCTCGGGAGTAGCCTCGACGGGCTCCGTTGCCTCTTGCTGCGTGGTTTCTTCCGGTTCGGCAAAGCCGAGTTTCGCGGCCAACTTGTCGTCGACTGACGAGGAGTCGGGCGCGTCTGTTGCAACGTCCGCCGGGGCGGATTGGTCGCTATCCATAGCACCTCAATACGTGCGGTACGCCTCACGGCGTTCCTTGTTTTCTAGCGGGAACCGGGGCGCATTGCCCCGATGTTGGTTACCTTGCGATTGTCGAATTCGATGGAGGCTGCCGCTACGGCACCCTCTTTCATGATGCGTTCCAGATGCAGCTTCGCCGCCGTACAGGCCGCGAGGAGGCGCTTCAGGTGCATGACCTTGTCGTCGGCGTTCGACGGCGCAGCTTCAATCTCTTCCAGAATTCGCAGCCGGTAGGCAGCCCATGCCTCGGCCCACAACGGGCTTCGCAGGATGCGACCGGCCTCTTCACCGAGTTCGCGCTCCTTGTAGAGGTTGCTCACTGCGCCATCTCCTGCTGATACTCACTGTCCGCCTGCTGCTTGCTCGCGGTGATGTCGGCGGCTTGCACTTGAGCAGCAGCCTTGATCTTCGCGATCATGATCTGTGTTTCCTGCTCGCGGCTGTGGCGGAAGTCGTCGAACTTGATCTGCATTTCATGCTTGGCAAGGTCAAGCTGCGCGTCGGTCTGAATCTTCTGCTGCTGGACGGCCATGTCCGCCTGCGCTCTGGCCTGCTCCACCTGCTGATCGGCTTGTGCCTTCACTCCGGCGATCTGCTGATCCGACTGCGCCTTGATCTGCGCAGCCATCACTTCAGGGGGCGGTGGATGCGGCTGCGGCGGCTGCTGGCTGGGGTCGGTAAAGTAATCCTGCACGTTGCGATAGCCCATTTCCTCGGCGATCTTGGAGCCCGTGTGATAGACATTCTCGGGATTGCAAATGCCGAGTTGCAACCCTTGCATCTGAATCTGCATCAGTTGCCCGAGTTGCTGGATGCGGGATTCACGCGTTCCCGACCCGAGTCCCACGGTGATCGCCATGTCCGTGCGCTTGACCCATTCACGCGGATTAACCGTTGCCCACTTCCCGTTAACCTTCAGCTTCTCGTCGGACGTGGCATTCTTCAGCGTTAAAGCGTGGACAAGGGCAAACAGGTCTTTCATGCCGCTGGCAAAGGAGCGGATGACGGCTTCGACCCGCCCCTGGCTCGCGGTCATGATCTGGCTGATGCCGGTCGCCGTCTTGTTCAGCGTGTCGGCATTGAGACCCTGATAGTAGGCAGAGACGCCCGTCGAGTTCTCGCGCCACGAGTCAACGAATTGCAAGCCCTCTAGGGCGCTCTGTCCTACGGTCGGATGCGTCAGCGGCATGATCGCCGCCGCGGGATTGCCCGTCGTGCGGACGATCCCACCCGGACGGCTGACCAGCATATCGTCGATATTGACCAGCCCGACATCGATGGCGTAGCGGCCATTGTTCGACAGATACAGGTTATCGAGGAACTGACGCACAACCTGCGTCTTCACTTCCCCCACTTGCCGGGTCAGGTCATCGAAGCCGATGCCGATATGCCGATGAGGGAATACGATCGGTGTAATGGCGGCGAAGGGAACCATGTCGGTTTCCTCGTTCGCCTCACTGCCATCGCTGTACTTGAGGATGCGTCGGCCGACGTGACAGACCTTGCGCAGTTCGGCAACGCCGTCGCCGTCATAGTCCACCCGCAGGTAAGATTCCCTGACGCGCAGGAACCGCGTAGCCGGATCGAGGCTGGACGTGTCATCGAACAGTTCAGGACTGTCGGCAAAGCGATCGCGGGCAATCTCGATCGATCCCGTCCAGCGATCGTCCCCGGCCTCGTTCGCCATCTCATCATCGATGAGATAGCCGTACTGACGAAGCTGGGAGACGGTCTGCCGCGTCTCGTGTTGCAGGAACACGCAGTCATTGAGCGCAATCGTCCGGTGCGAATGATGGACGCGGATTTCTTCCGGCGGGACATTGTCGATGCAGACATGGCCCATCGGCTTGATGCGTCTTACCTTGACATCGTGCAGCATCGGGGGGGGCGGTGGACTGCTCGGCCCCTGTCCCATGCCTATCGCCTGCGCAGCCGGCATCGGAGGCGGCGTAAAGCCGCTATCGGGATAGTCCGACTGCGCAATGACCTCTACATCCTTGTCGGCCATCAGCACGGCCAGCATGTCGTCGGTCAGGCCGTGGTATTCCTCCAGCTTGACATCGGAGCGTACTTGCCAGTACGTCTTGACATACCCGACCTTCGACATCAAGGCATCACGAAACCACGTGCTGAAGACATTGAACGCGTCGTTGCGCTCAAGGATCACATAATTGACGTAGTTCGTCTCCAACTCTGCCGCCTGCTCGTCGTCCGGGCCCTGCGGCTGGAACTTGACGACCTGATCGCCAGACAGAAACACCCGCAGACATTGCGGCAACACCCACTCGATCACGTCGCGTAAATCAGTGCTGACGACTTGGCTGCGTCCCTCGACTTCATCGCCGTATGGATTGCCCAGGTATCGATCGATGGCGTAACTGCGCTGCGCCTGAAGAATGCCGTCGCTAAAGCCGTAGCTCTCCTGCTCGAACTGGCCGATGACACCCAATAGCGTGGGGGTGTCCATCTTCATCAGCGCAGCCCTAGATTAGGATAGGCAATCGGCTTCATCTTTACGTGATCGTCGTTAGTGAGTTTGTCGGCGACCAGCGCCAGATAGCGGAAGGCGTCGGCGCCGTGGCTGTACTCGTCATGCAGCGGAGCGCCGGGCTCGTTGGTGTTCTGATTGATGGCCCGTCTGTAGCGCTTGAGGCAATCGACCAGCCTTACCGTCTTGTCGCGATCGAAGTAGCAGCGGCCAAACAGGAGCCGCGCGGCCTTGATACCGTTTTCCACATCGGTCTTCGGCGTGATACGGACCGACCGGCCAAGCTGTTGCAATATCTCCTGCGCCGACTTGCCGGTTTTGTAGTCCTTGGCCTCGCCGTCATGCGGGAGCCAGTCGGTTCCCCAATTGAAGCGGCGATCCTTCAAGTCCTGCACGTAATCGGTGATGACACGATGCGAGTCCTCGATGTACTCGATCACCCGCATTTCACCCGCCCCGCGGTTGACCTGGACGAGGATGATCGACATCTGATCGTTCCATCCTAGGTCCCATACCGTGTGCACCTTCAGCAGCGGATCGTAGGGAACGGGCCTGAATCGCTTATCCCCGTGGAGCGCGATGATCTCCTTGCGGTAGATCGCGCCTTCTACAACTGACCGCGGCTTGCCGTCCCATACGTTGTCGTAGGACTCGGGGTCGCGCCGTTTCAGGTCCAGCCGTTCCCGCTCCAGTTCAACGGGAAACCACGGGTTGTCGTGATAGTTGATGAATACGACCTTGGCCCCGTCCGGCGGATCGATCACGTAGCGTCTATACGTCTCGTCCGTGTCGAGTTCCGGATTGAACGTGATCCAGATTTCACTGCCGGGCTTACGGATCGTCGGGACGAGGATGTCCCACGACTTACGGGAGATGGCCTGCGCTTCCTCGCACCAGACCCGATCGACACCCTCGAAGCTCTTGATCTTCGCCACGTCCTGTTGCCTAAGACCGGCGAACAGGAACTCGGAGCCATTGGCACCCCGTAGACTCGTCTGCGTGATCGTGTAGAAGCCTTCCAGCCCCAGCGCCATGACCTGGTCGCACAACAGCCGGTGGACCGAGTCAGCAATAGAGTTCTGAATCTCTCTGGCGCAGAGGACGCGCAGCTGCTTGCTCGCCGCCTCGATCAGCAGCGCTCTTGCGAATCCCCATGACTTGGCAGCACCGCGACCGCCGTAAGCAACCTTGTACCGGGCCGGCTCGAACAGGAAGCCGAGCTTTTCCGGTAGCTGGATCAGGGCTTCCAGTCCGGCTTCGGTTCTTCGGTTGCAGCTTTGACCAGATGCACCGTCAGGCTTTGCGCAATCGGCGGAAGATCATCAGCCCCGCCAATGGCCTGCACCGGCTTGCCGTCCAGCCTGTCGCCAAGCTCCTTCAGCGCGCTCAAGTCGCCTTCAGCGGCACAGTCGATAAGCTTGTCAGCGAGCGCATTCAGGTCGCGGCCATTGCCTTCATGCTCACGACGAGCGAGCGCACGCTTGATAGCATCAGCCCAAGGCTTGGCCTTGGTTGCGTTGCTGTTGCCTACAGGGGCGCCCATTGACTCAACATTTAGCTCGTTGACGGATTAAGCCTTGCGCTTCTTGCCGTGATAGTTGGGACCGCCGGGAGCCGCACCCGCTTTACGGGCGAGTTCGCCAATGACCGCGCCGGAAACGCCCTGCGCTTTCAGTTGCGCAGCCCGACCGCCGTATCCCAGCTTGTTCGACTTGCCCTTGAAGCTGCCGCTTGTCTTTACCTTTGCCATCACGGTCCCCAGAATGCAAAAACCGGCGGTTAAGCCGGCTTTACGTTTGTTGCGGGCGCACGATCCCGCCATTGATTTTGCCACAGCAGGGACAGGGCGCAAGCACTTCTTTGTCCACAGTGTGGCCCGCGATCTGGATCAACTCGACCAATCGTTCCGTCCACCTGACCGGAGACAGTGAGCGTGCCCGCGGCGGCAGGCCCAGTACCAAGGCAATGCGCGATAGGTGCTGATGGTTGTAACCGATCAGTCTGGCAAGATGCCGCGGTCCCATCCCGCAGGCCCGCGACTCTTCGACCAGCGCATAGAGCGTTGGCTTATCAACGCGTCTCACAGGCAATCCTCGATCGCAGTCATCGCGGCATCAACCGCCTCGCGATAGGTTATCGGGTTGAAATACCACCCGGCCCTGCGTGTGGC